ACAAAGAGAGGGGGGAGACGAGCCATTTAATCCTAAGCCAGAACAAGCAGCAAATGATAATGCTAATAGGGCTAGGGATACTGAAAGAACAAATAATCAATCCGACGGTAGTGCCACAATTAGTGGCAGAAACCCAAAGGGTGAAGGAAGATCTACTCAGTAGTTTTCCACAGGTTTATTCACAGTTTATTAACATTTGTGTAAAAAAGGCTCTATAATATATTCTAGTATGACTATATCTAAGGCCCACTGGAATACAGAGGGCGAATCAGTAAGGCTTTCCCTTCCATTTGCGAAGGTTGATAAGGAGAGACGTATCGTCTCTGGTTTTGCATCCCTTGATAACCTTGATAAACAAGGAGATATAGTTACAGCAGAAGCATCAATGAAAGCATTTTCAAAGTTTCGTGGAAACATTCGTGAAATGCATCAACCACTTGCAGTTGGTAAAATGGTTAACTTTAAAGAAGATAGATATTTTGATCCAGAAACAAAAAAGTTTTATTCTGGAGTTTTTGTATCAGCATATGTTTCAAAGGGTGCACAGGATACATGGGAAAAAGTTTTGGACGGTACACTAACAGGATTTTCAATTGGTGGACGTATGAATAAGTGGGACGACGGTTATGATGAGAAGTCAGATTCCACAATTAGAATTATTAAAGATTATGATTTAGTAGAATTGAGTCTTGTAGATTCTCCCGCTAATCAATTTGCAAATATAATGTCAGTAGAAAAAGTAGATGGCGTTGATGTTGTAAAAGGTCAAGACGTTGAGTTGGAAAATGTTTTTTATGATGAAGAGTCTGGAATAGTAATGGTTTCAGATCAAGAAACAGTAAATAGCCCAATTACTGGAAATGAAATGAAGAATATAGGATTCGTTGAAAAAACGGATAATGAAAAAATGGATATAGTCAAATTCTTAGTAGATAGTGCTAAAGGCATTGGTGCTAAGACTTCAAAGGAGGAAAATCCTATGGCAAAAACAAAAAAGGTTGCTGAAGAAGTAACCGAAATTGAAAAGTCAGAAGAGATCGCTCCAGAGGCAGTTGCTGAAACTCCAGTAGTTGAAACTGAAAAGGCAGATGAAGTTGTTGTAGAAACAACTGAAGTTGTTGAAACAGAAAAGGCTGCAGCATCATCCTCATCGTCAAAAGAAGAAGATTCTTCAGAAGATGACATGGAAGATGAAGAAGAGATGAAGGCAAAGAAATCAGATGATGTTATTGTTGAATCAATAGCAGAACTAAAGAATACAATTACATCAGCCTTTAGCGATTTAACTGAAACCGTCAAGTCTTTGCAGACAGAAGTAGAAATGCTTAAGTCTTCAAAAGTTGATACAGAAGCAGTAAAGAGTTCACTAGATGCAGTCGCCAAAGACATCGCTGCAACAGTAGAACAAGTTAGTAAGTTTGGTAAGCGAGTTGACGCAGTAGAAGCAGATACCGCTTTCCGAAAGTCTGGCGATCTAGGCGAGATCGTACAGGAGCAACCAGAAATGGTTGAAAAATCCCTATGGGGCGGACGTTTCCTCAAAACAGCCGACTTATTTAATTAAGTAATCACTTAGGAGGTGACAATATGTCGGAAGAGATTAAGAAAAACCAGCCAGGAGAATCTGGCGAACTAGGCGGAACAGCCCCTGGTCTTTATCAAGGTCAAGGTGCATTCGCTTCAGGTGGTGTTGGTGGTGTAACAGATCCAGGTGCAGATACACTTGGAAACATCCCTAATGCCAACTTTGGTGTTACCACTGGTCCAAATGCCGTTAATCCTTCGGGTGATGCTGCAAGCGGAATCCTACGCCCTGAACAGGCACGTCGTTTTATTGACTACGTTTGGGATGCTACAATTCTCGCCCAGGATGGCCGTCGTGTAACAATGAGGGCAAACACCATGGAACTTGAGAAGATCAATGTTGGTGAGCGTGTAATCCGTGCTGCTGCACAAGCAATCGGTGACTATACAAACACTGGCGCAACCTTCTCTAAGGTAGAACTTACCACAAAGAAAATCCGTTTGGATTGGGAAGTTTCTGCTGAAGCACTAGAAGACAATGTCGAGGGAGGTGCATTGGAAGACCATCTTGTTAGATTGATGACCAATGCTTTTGCTAATGACATTGAAGATCTAGCAATTAATGGTGATGGTTCAACAACACCATTCCTTTCAATTATGCCTGGCTTCATTAAGAAGCACAAGGACAATGGAGACTCACATGAGGCAGCAATTACCGTTGCTGACAATGCATGGACTCCAGAAAAGATGCAGGAGATTATCCTTGCTATGCCACGTAAGTACCGTGCACTTAAGAACAATCTTAAGTTCTACGCAGGTACAGATGCATTCGCAGGTATCGTTAAGAACAACGGTACATTGTCTGATGCAATCGCTGAGGCACTTGGCAAGAATGGTAACACCTATGCTAATACACAGGCTTACCTTGATGGTCAAGGCCAGACATTCGGTGGAGCACGTACAACTCGTGTTCTCGGAATTGATGTCCAAGAAGTTCCTTACTATCCAGATGGGTATATCGATTTGACATTCCCACAGAACCGTGTATGGGGCTTCCAGCGTGATATCGTTGTAAACCGTGAATATGTTGCTAAGAAGGACACAATTGAATATACTGTGTTCGTTCGCTTCGGTATTCAATGGGAAGAAGAAGACGCTATTGCATGGGCAGACGCTGCTTCAGATGCATAATCTGTAATCAGTAACCTTTGAGAGGGGGCAGGGGCTAGTTCTCCTCCCCCTCTTAATCTTTAGTATTCTGTTATAATAGTCACATAGGAGGTAAAATAATGGAAGAAAATAATTTAAATAATGAGGCACCAGTAGAAGAATCAGTTGTTGCTGAATCAGTTGTTGATGCTCCTATGCCAGAAGCAAAGGTAGAAGAGCCAGCAGCAGAATTAAATGCATGGGAAAAGTATAAACTTTCCGCAGCAGAAGAGTCAACAGATCCTAATACAATAACAACAGCAGACTTAGCAAGAGGTTCTGGAACAGCACAGGCTGTAGGATCAGTTGTTAATGGTGTTATTGGTGTAACACAGGTAGATCGCAAGGTTGAGCAGCCATCTACTATTGTAAAGAAGTCAAATAAAACAGTAGCAATTCATTCTACAAAGAATGTAAGCATGCCTGGAGTTGGCAAGGTATATCGTGGATATAACATTGTCACACCAGAGCAAGCAGAAAAATGGTTAGAGCGTAGCCATATCAGACTTGCTACACCAGAAGAAGTAGCCAAGGAGTTTGGTCGCTAAATGCAAATTCTGAGAGTTCCGCCATACAGTTTAAGTGTAACCATAGACGTTGGATCCGCATCCACAGAATATGATTACACAATTACTGATATGGCGGACTCTTCAGTTATAGAAGATGTTACTACTTCTAATGCAAATTCAAAAGTAATAATTCCACTATCTTCAAAATATGATACAGAGTATAAAGTAGAAGTTGATGGAGAAGAATATTTTGTTGATGTAGTTCGTCCCTATATAAATCCAAATGACCACGGTACAACAGCAAGCGAAATTGCAACATATGCATCTAACGAAGAATTAGCCAGAGCAATTATAGACTCAGTATGCGACGTAGAATTTTATTATAAGAAAAGAGTAATTCAGACAACAGGTCAAGGCACAGACTATCTACCTATTTGGGTAGATGCTAAAAAAGTTTTAAAAGTTTATGAAAATAATGTTTTGCTTTATGATGCAGATGATTTAGAAAATTCTGTTTCAGCATTTGAGATTATCCCAGATGGATCTGCAATTACAATGACATTTAATGATGCAATAAATAGAGATGAATCTGCCCGTATTTTATTGCCAGCATCTCCAACAGATATCACAGAACTTGATTATTCTGCAAGGGGATTCCCAAAGACATGGGACTATACGATAGTATTAGAAGTAGGATATAACAAAGTACCGTCTGACATCGTAAGGGCAACAGAGTTAATTATTCATGATATTGATTGTGGAAAGTTAGACTATTACAAGCGTTACATAGGTGCTTATAATACAGATCAATTTAGAATTCAATTTGATAAAGCAGTATTTGAAGGTACTGGCAATTTAATTGTAGATAAGATACTTGATAAATATCGCAAACCGATTGAGTTCATTGGGGCACTATAATGGTAATATGCGAAACTCCAGACTTCGCATTTCCTATGCAAGCAGACGTATATCATCCAATTGTTGAACAAGGGATTTATGGAGAAGTCAAGAAAACTTGGATTTTAGATAGAACAATTGCCTGTTCTTTTACATCAGCAGGAACTGCCTGGAAAGAAGAGGTAACTCCAAATATTAATATAACACAAGATAAGATACTTCTTGGAAGATGTAAAACTGATATTAGAATATCTAGTTTAGAGGATCGTAATTCTATTACAAATGTTATTATTACAAATATTAAAGATAAAAACTGTAACGAAATTTATTTAGAAACATCTGGTCCACGTGCTGGCAAATCAACTATCTTTGAAATAGCCACTCAAGATCCATTCACAGGCCCGTTTGGAAATGTCGAATATTATAAAATTATTTTACGTAGATCTGAAAATCAGGCGGTAGACGTATGAGGGTTGTAATAAATTCAAAACAATTTACAAGAGAAATGAATAATATAATGAACTACTCATTTGGTTTTCTTGAGGGAGTTCAAAGAGGAAAGAAGGCATTATATGCAGCACTAGGTCCACAGATATCAGAATATGCTTCTCAGTTTGTTGATGCTAATGCAAGAATCTCCCCTGATCTTTTACACCATGTTTATGAATGGGAACAGACTGGTAGCCCAAAAGGCAGATTATTTGATATTGATTTTACAATAAGTAATTTTGGACTTACATTTAAAACTTCATTTAATCAGTCTACATCAATAAAAAATGGATCTAATGTTCCATTTTATAATAAAGCGCAAATTATGGAAAATGGTGTAGCAGTTACAATAAAGCCAAAAAGATCTAATGTGCTTGCATTCGAAGTAGACGGTCAGCAAGTCTTTACTCCTAATCCAGTTAGGGTTGAAAATCCTGGAGGTCAAACACAAGGACAGTTTGAAAATGTTATTAATAATTTTTTTGGTGTTTATTTTAGACAATCATTTTTAAAGGCAAGTGGTTTACAAGATAGGCTAAGTTATCCAAAAGTTTATAAGAAAAATTTAAATGCAGCAAAACGGAGCGGAAGGTCTTTAGGAATAAAAACAGGTTTTCAATGGGTTGCAAATGCGGGGGTAATTAGATGACAGAATCAACATCAGTATTAAACACACCAGTATTATGGATTAATCAATACCTTAAAGAAAAGATTTCTGAGTTATCTGGTTTGGAAGATGTTCCATTTTTCCCTACTGGACCTTCTACATTAGAAACTCTTCAAAAACAATTTCCAGAAGGTGGCACAATGGCTGTTTGGGATAGAATGTTTAGAATGCGTAGAGGTCCATTCCCACATATAAAGTGTGAGCAAGTATTGTATTATTTTTATGCTAGTGGCTCTGAGCCTGCACTACAAATGATTAAGATACAAGAAGCAGTGATGAGGCTACTAGATCGTGGAGATGAAAGCGCCCAAGAGTTAAATTCATGGGTACAAGGAAAAACACTTGACGGTATGAGTTGTGAGTTCTTTTTTCATGACTTCAAAATATATCAGTTAGAAGAGTCGAGGGATATAGTAGACTTCGGAACGGCCAGAACTTACGCTGGTAACAAAATTATTATTGACTATGACTATCATCAATCTACTACCAAACGCTACCCAGATGGTTCTATTGAAAGACTTGGCATATTAGGAAATTAATAAAAGGCTGTATAATTATTAACGAGGAAACACGCCTTTTAATTCTAGACAAATAAAGAGGTGAAATACATGGCATATACACGTGGTACTAGCAATAATATCATCGTTGGTGCAGCAGCACTCTTCACATACGAAGATGGTGTTCTACCAGAAGCAGGAGTCCTTCCAGGATATTCTGCAGGTGTGTCCTACAAGACAACTCTTTCCGATGAGGAAGGGTTCCGTAACGTAGGTTACACAATGAATGGTTTGGAACTACAGTTCCAGCCAGATTTCGGTGAAGTTTCAGTAGACCAGGTTCTTGACGTTGCTAAGTTGTTCAAGCAAGGCATGCAGGTTAACCTAAATACTACATTCGCAGAATCAACACTAGAGAATCTTCTTTTTGCTCTCGCAAGCAAGGATGAGAATCTTACAACAGTTTCAGGAAACCCAACACTTAACCTTTCAGCAGGTGACATTGGAGAATGTCCAGTTGAGCGTGGTTTGGTAGCAGTTGGTCCAGGAACAGGTGACTGTGCAGCATCTGATCAGATCGAAAGAGTTTACGTTGCATACCGTGCACTCTCAATTGAGAGCGTAACAGTAGGCGCAAAGCGTGACGAGGCAACAATGTTTGAAGTCTCATTCCGCTTGCTTCCAAATGACAACGGTTCTTACGGTAAGATCGTAGATCGTACAATCCCAGCATAATACAACTTAATATAAGATTAGCCCAGCCCAAAAGGCTGGGCTTTTCTGTTTGCTATAATAGATGAATGCCTACCGAAATATACAAAAGTGCCGTCGTAGAACTGATAGATGGAACAGAACTATATATAACCCCATTAAAAATAAAGTTCTTAAAATTATTTTTAGATGAGTTTGAAAATGTTAAACTTGCAACCAACGACGATGAGGCAATAGATGCTTTGGCAAAATGTACTGTTATAGCAATGAGGCAATATTATCCACTAATAAGAACACAAGAAGAGTTAGAAGATAACATAGATATGCCAAGCATTTATAGAATATTAGACTTTGCTGCTGGTATTAAGATTAATGAAAAGGCTGAAGAAACTGTAAAGAAGCAGGCAACTGAAAGCGGATCTACATGGGACGACTTGGACCTAGCAGAATTAGAGTCAGAGGTATTCCTTCTTGGTATTTGGAAAGATTATGAAGAGTTAGAATCGTCCATGTCTATGCCAGAAATAATAGCAACATTAAAAATAAAAAGAGACTTAGACTATTCCCAGAAGAAGTTCTTGGCTGCCATGCAGGGGGTAGACTTAGATAAAGCAAATAACAATAACAGCAATGCCTGGGAAGAGATGAAGGCCAGGGTATTCAGTAAAGGTAAGGCAAATGACCCTAACGACATAACTGCACTACAAGGATACAATGCACAAAAGGCTGGTTTTGGTATTGGAATGGGTTTGGATTACGAGGATCTTACGCAAAAATAAAAGCCTCACTATGGTATAATTTATTCAATACCTTAAGGAGGAATGATGGCCGAAAAGCCTAAAGAAAACAAGAAAACAATCACATTAATCGATAACACAGAGATTGCGGTAAGAGCGTTAAAGTTGTCTCTTCTAAGACCGTTTATGTTAAAGTTCGCAGAGTTAACTGCAGTAGCAGACGATAATGAAAAGTCTATGGACATTCTCATGGACTGTGTTCAAATAGCAATGAAGCAATACAAGCCAGAATTGGCAGAAGACAGAGATCAACTAGAGGAACTTTTAGATCTTCCTACAGTTTATCAAATCATCGATGCAGCATCTGGTTTCCAGAACGCTGATGCGTCAGTGGTATCTGGCTTAGTAAAATAATTAAATAAAGAGGTGTTAAGGAATTGGCAGATGTAAATTCTAATATTAATATTAATTTTAATACTGCCGACGCCTTAGCAGAATTACGTAAGTTACAGGCAGGCCTCAGTAGGTTTCATCAACAACTTGCTGAGGGCAACCTGGCTGCTGCAAATGCACAAAAAGGTTTAAATGCTCAATTAGTTCAAGCAATAGGTGCTACTGGTAAGTTTGCAGTAAGTCAAGGTAAAGTTGCATCTAGCACTATGGCATTTACTACTGCCTTAGAAAAAAATAAATTATCTCTTAAAGAATATTATAGATACAGTATGGCTGCTGCTACAGCCAATACAAGAACATTAGGTAAGGCCTTTGCACAAGAGCGAGAGATTATTAACCGTGCTCGCAGAGATAGAGTAAAGGCGCTACAAGCACAATACATTCAGATGGCTAAAGCCCAGGGTGGCTTTATTGATGCTATGCGTGTTATGCCAAGAACATTGGCAATGGCAAACGGTCAGTTTACAGAACTTGGAACTAGAATTCAGTATGCTGCACAAAGACAGCAGTTCTTAAACCAGTTATTAAAGCAGGGATCAACACAACTTCTAAACTTTGGTAAGAATACTCAGTGGGCTGGTCGTCAGTTGATGGTTGGTTTGACAATACCACTAACCATGCTTGGTGGATATGCATCTAAAGCATTTAGAGAATTAGAAGAATCTATAGTTAAGTTTAGACGTGTTTATGGCGATGCATTTACTAATGATGCAGAAGTCGATGCAGCAGTAGAAAATATTAGAAAACTTGCAACTGAATATACGAAGTTCGGAGTTGCTGTAACTGAAACTATGGATATGGCTGCAACTGCAGCAGCAGCAGGTTTTAAGGGAGCAGATCTAACTAGACAGGTAGAAACTGCAACTAAGTTAGCGGTACTTGGACAAGTAGAGCAACAGCAAGCACTTGAAACAACAATATCTTTACAGAATGCTTTTGGCTTGTCAAGCGATGAACTAGCAGAAAAGATTAACTTCCTAAACGCAGTAGAAAACCAAACTGTTCTTTCTATTGAAGATTTAACAATTGCAATTCCAAAGGCTGCACCAGTTATCAAACAACTTGGTGGTAACGTAGAAGATCTTGCATTCTTCTTAACTGCCATGAAGGAAGGCGGTATCAATGCATCAGAAGGTGCTAACGCACTTAAGTCTGGTCTTGCTTCATTAATTAACCCTAGTGAAAAAGCAGCCAAGTTCCTTGGTGGAATGGGAATCAATATTAAAGGACTTGTTGAAGCGAACAAGGGAGATATTAAGGGAACTGTTGTAGGGTTTGCTAGAGCACTAGATGAACTAGATCCACTTAATCGTGCTCGTGCTATTGAGCAACTGTTTGGTAAATTCCAGTTTGCTCGTTTGTCTACATTGTTCCAGAATGTATCTAAGGATGGAACACAGGCTGCAAGAGCATTCCAGTTAACTGGCGCATCTGTTGAAGAGTTAGCAATTCTATCTGAGCGAGAAATGAAGAAAATCGAAGAGTCTGTCGGCGTTAAATTCCAGGCTGCTCTAGAACAATTCAAGCAAGACATTATGCCATTAGGAAAGGCATTTCTTGAGGCAGTCACGCCAATAGTAAAGTTTTTTGGAAGTTTGTTTGAAAAATTTAATGGTCTTAGTGATCAAACTAAAAAAGTAATAACCACTATAGTTGGAGTTGTTGCTGGTATAGGACCAGTAGTTCTTATGACATTTGGTCTTTTGGCTAATGGTTTGGCAAACTTAATTAAACTATTTGCAACAATAAGAGGCGGTATTGCAAAGTTAAACGGTCAAACAAATGTTTTGGGTGCAGGATTTAATTATGTAACACAAGAGCAGTTAGAGCAACAGGCAGCAGGACAAGCGCTACATAATACTCATACAAGATTAACTGAAATATTTAATATTGAAAAAACAGCAGCAATGCAATTAGCATCTGCATATTCATCTTTGACTTCTCAAATGAGAACTATGGCATCACAAAATCCTGCATTGTTTGCTGGAGGTGTTGGTGGGGCTAAACGTGCAGTAACAAAGTTGCCAC